CGGATGCTTATGCATCTGTCCAAGCACCAGAACAACTTGGATCGGGCTTTCTATCTGGCCCCGCTCACTTCCGTGGACGCCAATGGCAAACCTTTAGGAATGCCTATTGATGCTCTGCGTGAGTGGCGGGCCCAGAAAGGGGTTGGTAAGTCAGGGAAGTCAGCTGACCGCGAGGAGGCCTTAGATGCTTGGCATTATTTGGTTTTCTCGTGGAATTCTGCCTTCCCTGCAGATAAAGTGAGGGAGACTGAGGATGGGCGCCGTTCCCGAAGTAATTCGGGGTCGGGCCCTTCTCCGCCTCCTTCTAAGGCTGGTTCTAGCGGAACGTCAGCACCTCCCCCAGCTTGGGTCCAGGAAAACGCGTCTTTAAAGGCTCGTATCTTGGCGTTGGAGGATGAGTTGGCGACCGCTAGGTTGACCATTCAGAGTCAGGACCGACAATTGTCAGACTTGGCGATGGATGATCAATCGGCCTTTTGCCCAATGTGCCCTCACTGCTTGCCGGATATCCTGCCTGCAGTGGCGGTCAAAGAGGAAAAAAAGAAGGGGGTTGAAAAGCCCCTTTCGAAGGAGGGAACGAAGGTTCCACGGCCCTCTTCTCCGCCGAAATCGGCGTTGAAGAAGGAGCCGGGGCAAGCAAACGGGGGTAAAAGCCCGGTCCCTCCCCCTTCGTCTACTGCCACCAAGGGAAAGGTCGAGTTGAAGCTTGATGATGCTAAGGCAATTCGTCAGGCGCTCGGCCTTCCCCACCGGGACAGTGTAGAGGACCTTAGTCCGGAAGAGCGTAATACTTACTACGGTAAGTCGCGTATTCCGGCGTGGGCCTCGAGAGGGTTTGCCCTTCGGGGTCAAGCCTTCCTTGATGATGTTAGGACGGGCGTGGTGTCAGGCGAGAACTTTAATTCGTGGTTCTCGTCTGCCACTCGACCGTCCAGAGCTAACCTAGTTGCGGAATGGACCGAGATTAGAAATCGGTACACCGGCGTTAGGTTAACCGCGAGACCGTCTACAGCGGCCGAGCAAAAGTTCCGAGGGGCGTATGATCGTTTACGCCTCAAGGGAGAAAAGCTCGGTATTACCGATGTGGTCCCGCGGTCCTTGCCCGATAGAGGTCCCTCTCGATCACGTAGTCGTGGTCGTGCTACCTCCCGGGCCAGGTCCACTGAGCCCAGGGGACCCCCTCAGCCGGCGCCCGCCCCTTCAGGGACGGGGTTGTCGGAGCAGCAGTTCGCCTTAATTGTTGAGGCGAGCGTAAGAGCTGTTTTGGAGGCCACTAAGAAAAAATGAG